CGCGCTTGTGATGCTTTGCGCCGTGCGATTAGAAAACGTCGTGATACTTGTTCCAGAAATGGTAGTGCCGCTACCGTTTTTCCAATCGCCATATACCGTAAACGCTGCTCCTGCGCTGATCGTCATCGCGGTTGTGCGGGCCGACATATCAATCGAACCCGTGTATGGTATGGCCGCATTAAGTGTGCCTGTTACGGTAGCGCCTGATGAATTATCAAAAACAGCCGTGTCTTGAGCCAAAGGAAAACTATTGGCGTCTGCTGTTCCGCCAGACGTGGGTGCCCAACCAAGTGCGGACCAGTTTAGTGCTCCACCGCCAACTCGGTAAACGTTTTTTGGTGCGGAAAACGTAACGCCAGTGACGCCTTGCAAATTGCCAATGCGCGTTCCAGACAGGGGGGCCGCAGCGCCCGTCACAAGCAGATCGCGAAAGTCTACGTCAGCCAAACCGGACGCCGAGCCAACAACAAAGTTGGTCGCGATGCCGTATGTCGAGCTGGAGATTAAATATCTGCGGTTGCCCGCAGTTCCAGACATTGAAAACAATCCGGTAACGGTCAAGCTGGACGCAATTACTATCGTATAAAGCCCGGCTGTGCTGCCGGAAGACAGTGTAAGTGAAGCGCACGTTTGCGCGGTGTCAACAGTGGCAATAAGGCCGGTTAACCCAGAGTTGATGTCAAAGAAAACGTTATCGGCAGCTGTCGGGACTGAGAAGCCCGATGAGCCATTGGATCTATCAGACCATCTAGCCGTGCTTGACCAGTTACCGGCCCCACCAACCCAATAACGGTCAGCCATATCGCTTACTCCGCAGGCTTGTAGTAACGCACACCGTTCACATCGACATATTCGTCGGGATTGATAAACGGCACGACAGGTGCAGGCTCCTCAACCGGCGGCGGCGGGTTGGTCACCAAATCATACCATTTGTTGTAGCGGTCGTCCTTCATCTGCTCAATCTCAGCATCCGTGAATGCATGATCATCAGGAAGGTAGATCGCGTCACAGAAGCGATACGGGTCTTTGCCGCGTTCAAAAATGATCTGGATCATGTTGTCCCCTTATGCCTGCGTGACTACGGCAACGGCGTCCCAGAATGCTTCAGTCGTATTGTATATGCAGCCGACATACGTGACCTTGTTCGCCACAGTCGTCGTTGGAAGATTAATGCCGACCGCCCTAAAGCTGCCCGCGCCAGAAGTTGTCCACGTCAGGGTCTGGGCCGTGCCGTTGTCCTTGAACCTAAAAATCATCTTGTCGCCTGTCAACGGGGTGCCCGCTATCGAGGCGCTGATTGTCAGCGTGGAAGCGAGGGCCGTAAACACATATTCATCGTACAGCGCGATATTGACGGCCACCGATGAGGCTGTTGTCTGGATGTTAACGCGGGGATCGACCCTGATTTGTAAGCCAGAGTTTGTGTTGATGATGCCCGCGTCAGTTGCGCTGCCGTTGATGACAAACCGGATCGGATTATTGGTTGTCGTTCCAATAACGAGATCAGAGGTGGTGGACGACAAGAAGACAGCATTTGCAGCCCCAAACGACCCAGTGCCACTAAATGCGCTGCCGTTCATGCCAAAGTCGCCGAAATATGACGAGGCGGTCGTATTATCGTTGCCCACGACGAAGTCAGTTGACGCAGAAGCACCCGCACTGCCATTGGCTAGGATGACCTGAGCGTAGCTATTCACGGACGTGTTGTAGGAGGCAAAAATGTTAGTGTCAGAGTACGACAGGGACCCAAACGAATACGCGCCAGCAGTCAACGAGCCAGTGATCGGCCCAGACGCTGTGACATAAGTGAATGCGCCCGTTGTTGCAGTTGTCGCCCCAATGGTGGTGCCATTGATCGTGCCGCCCGTGATGTTGACGGATGACGCGGGCTGAAATGCCATTGTGCCGAATGAAGTGCCGTTGCTCTTCGTGATAATAAGCGCGCCAGTCGATGTCGTCAGGGTGCCGTCACCGCTGACCGTGAGGCCGTCAAAAGCGCCCGCATTGTTCCACTGCACCTGACCAGACGTGCCGCCCGCAGCCGGTGTTGCGCCGGTTGGGCCGGTAGTCCCCGTGGAGCCGGTGGGGCCGGTGGGGCCAGTGAGGCCGTCAGCGCCCGTGGGGCCGGTGATGCCCTGAATGCCCTGACTGCCCGTTGGTCCCGTGAGGCCGGTGGGGCCGGTGGGGCCAACAGCCGTAGAGCCCGCACCTGTGGGGCCGGTGGGGCCGGTGATGCCGGTAGCGCCCGTTGGTCCGGTCGGGCCGACAGCGGTAGATGCCGCGCCAGTGGGTCCAGTGGGTCCATTTGTCCCGTTGCTTCCCGTGGGGCCTGTCGGGCCTACAGCAGTTGACGCTGCACCCGTGGGGCCAGTCGGGCCGCTAGTTCCGTTCGATCCCGTGGGTCCGGTTGGGCCGGTGGGGCCTGCCACTGTTGAGTTCGCTCCTGTGGCCCCGGTCGGTCCAGTAAGGCCCGTCGCCCCTGTCGGCCCGGTCGGGCCTGCGACCGTTGATGCGGCACCAGTGGAGCCAGTCGGCCCTGTGGGGCCTGTCGGGCCAACAACCGTGGATGCAGCGCCTGTTGGGCCAGTGGGGCCATTAGTTCCATTTGTCCCGGTGGGTCCAGTCGGGCCAACAGAAGTTGACGCGGCACCAGTCGCGCCAGTGGGGCCGGTAGGCCCCGAGCCAGATGGTCCAGTCGGGCCAGCGACAGTAGAGTTTGCCCCCGTGGGGCCGGTTGGGCCGGTGTTTCCAGCGTTACCCTGCGGTCCAGTGGCGCCGGTGTTCCCGATGGATCCCGTTGGTCCGGTAATACCTTGGGCACCCTGTAGACCTTGTGGTCCCGTTGCGCCCGTGGGCCCAACAACAGTTGACGCCGCGCCAGTGGCTCCAGTGGGGCCAGTCACGCCCTGCACGCCCTGAGCGCCAGTGGGCCCAACGACAGTAGACGCTGCGCCCGTTGCCCCGGTCGGCCCAGTCGGGCCGGTGACGCTGGGGCCGGTCGGGCCGGTAACGGTAGACGCCGCGCCCGTTGCGCCAGTGGGGCCAGTTGGGCCAGTTGGGCCAGTGTTCCCGGTGACGCCCTGAGCGCCCTGCAACCCAGTCGCGCCGGTCGGGCCCGCCGCGCCTGTGGGGCCGGTCGGGCCTTGGATCCCGGTTGGGCCAACATTGCCCTGCGCGCCTTGGGGGCCGGTCGGGCCGGTGCTGCCAGTGGGACCAGTGGGTCCAACGTTGCCCTGCGGGCCGGTTGGCCCCGTTGGTGAGGGCGGGGCAAGATTGGCAATTTGCTGGGAGGTGACGCGGACGGAGGTGCCAGCCTGAACAGCCTCAAGCTGCTCCGTGCCATTGAGGGAGGTAGCGGTGGGCAGATTGGGGATTTGGATGTTTGCCACTTGTTACCTCATACCGAAGTGATGGATTGCTTGGGTATTGCTGGAGTAGCGAGCCATCAGGGGTTCCTAAAGTGCAGTAAACGGAGGCACCATCGGCATGGTTGGCGGGTTCTTCTGATTTGCAATCTGCGTTTCAAGCGCCGCGTTTAGCTCATCCATTTTAACCTGAGCAGTCACGCAATCAATTGCCCACATGGCAGTAATTTGCGTATACGGCACAAATGAACTGGGGTCTGGGGCAGATAGGCCGATAGACCCATACGCTCCAGCAGAAAAACTGCCGTCTTGGGCGTCGTAACGCCAGTGGATTGTCTTGATGACGTCGGTGAGGCCATCTTCTGCCTTTGCGACATCAAACTGGGGGAATGACCATGCGAAGTTTGTCATGTGTTGATTTCCTTATGCCGGAGCTACAGTGGTGACGGTGCCAGAAGAGCCGCGAAACTTGAGTGCGCCGCCCTCAACGTAAAGCTGGCCCATGCCAGCCGGAGATGATGTGGGTGCGGTGGCATTGCCAAGTCCTAAGACGCCCACTGCCGATGTTCCTGCGGAGGTAGTCTTGAGGAGCAAATTGCCGCTGGCGTCGATGCGCATGCGCTCGACATAGCCAGATCCCCGCCAGACGTGTGAGCCACCATAGCTATCGTAGTACAACGATGACGCAGACGAGCCAATATACGCGCCGGTTGTCCCCGCTGTGAAAACATTGCTATCATTAGAGTATTTAGTTCCGCCAAATGCGCTGGCGAACAAGAAATTCCCTGCGCCAATCGTCAAAAGCTCCGACGGCGAACTCGTCCCAATCCCCACGAAGCCGGTGGCGTTGATGCGCATGCGTTCGGTACTGTTGGTGACGAAATAAAACGGATTGTTGGTGGATGAGCCAATAAAAGAAGCGCCTGACCCAGAAGAAGATGCAAAAAGCGCAGTAATAGCGCCACTTCCAGCGTAATAAGCTGACGTTGTTGAGCCAACTATCGTGAGAACCCTGTTTGTCGCGTCACCACCCGGCGAACTCGTCCCAATCCCCACGTTGCCGCCAGACACGACCAGCTGGGATGTTCCAACCGTCAACCCATTTGAAGGCAGGGCGAGAGGCCCAGTCATCGTCCCACCAGAGTTTGGCACAGTGGTATCGGTTACGTAGGTAAAGTTGGTGTCCAGTTCCCCGAGGGAGATGAACCCACTTTGGTTGGCAAATGTGTTGGGTACGGACATCTTGGCAACCCTTATGTGTTTGACCAGAAAACGGTTATCCCGCTACTGTTGACCCACTGCACAATCTGACCAGACGAGTTATACCAGCCAACTTCAAACGGCGGGCTAAGGGGGCCAGTACGTGGAACTTCAGTAAACCCATACGGAAGTCCCGGATTGTCATTGCCCGGAGCATTGGGATCTGTGCCGGGAAGTTGGTTTGTGCCGCCCGGAGGCTCGCCAGTCTGCTGCGTGACGCGATTGTTTTTGGTCGCCAAGTTACTGGCCGTAGTGACGCGGGTCGGGCCAGCCTGCACGGGGATGCCCGTCGCCTGATTGACGGTGTTGTTGCCGGAAATCTGGCGGCGATCAGTCTCATCCCACGCATAGGGCTCGATGCGGGGGTTAACAATCGGCACGGGATCCGCCGGGATTATGATTGCGCGCAACTGCTGCTGGGGCTCGTCGTAGCAAGTGCGGCAAACAAGTAGCCGCTTGTTGACGAGGGATGCGCCCGCCCAGTCGTACTGCCAAGCAAGCTGGTCGTGGTTATACCAAAACGCGCACCTGTCGCAGACGGCGAAGGCCCTCGGATTGGTGGAGCTTGTCTTGGCGCGTCCAGACCTCGATGCGTATCCCATTTAGCATCCCCTACCTGAAATAACCGGAGATCATCGGGGAGATGAATTGTTGCGCCGTCTCGACGTTTTGCTCGGCGGCAATGGCGTAGGCCTCCTCGGCGAGTGGCTTCAGCATGGCCACCTTGTCGGGAGCCCAGATCGTGGCAAGGCGCTGCGCGAGGGCGTAGGCGAATGCCTCCATCCACAGGTATGGAATTTCAACGTTCTGCCCGTTTGTGAGGTTTGCATCCTGCAACTGCTTCACGCGGTAGTAGCTGAGCGTTGAGGGGCCATTCTCGACGTTGGGGACGGGCCAAAGCGTCACGGTCGGGGACAGCAGGCGATCAAACCAGAAGACGGTCGGGAAGCCCTGCTGCTCCTTGTTGGGATAGGACGCATACTCCGTGCGCGAAACCGGCAGGATAATGCGGTCGATGTTGTCGCCCGTCTGGTCCGTGGTGACGTAGGCGTCCAAAATCATGACCGTATTGGCGGCAACAGGATACGTGGCCTGACCCGTGACGAGAGTGGTGGTGACGAGATCCACGGCCCACAAGTTGACCCCTTGGTTCGACCAACGCGACAGAAGCATGTTGGAGGCCATGCGGGCGGCCTCCATGTGCTCCTGAAGGAGTGACGTCCCGCGCAACCCGATTAAGTTGTAGGCGTAGATGGTCGCCTCGCCGAGCGACGGATTAAACGTGTACGTGCCGCTCGTTGCCATCGAAGCCTCTTAAGTGCCGGGATCATTCAAGATCAAGACGCCACCAATGTTAATGCTGACAACAGCCGCCGCTGCGGCGCTGGATGCGACTTGGAACCGAAGATCAGTTTTTTCCGCATACGGAAACGGGAAATGACGCTGAACTTCATAAGTTGTATTGAAAGGAGTTTGAACAATAAGTTTTTGGACGCCCGCAGACGAATTGCTCACAGCGCGATAAGTTGTGTAGTTTGCGCTGTTTCCATTGAAGGATGAATAAGCACCGTAGCGGTATCCATAGAATGTATATCCGGCTGGAACCGTAAAGACAGCCATTTGCGTCTGGCCAATGCTGGACGTCGTTCCGTTAAAAACAGCCGTATTGATCTGAGCGTAAATCGTGCCGCCGTTAGAAAGCGTGATAACGCCAGTTGGATTTGTTGCGCTGCCAATGGAAACAGCCATGCTATTCACACGGAGAAACTGCTTTGTCGTCGGCACATTTGTCGTGCCGTTCAGGACAAGAGTTTCCGAAATAAGCAGATAATTGGCATCCAAGCCACTGATTGTAATTGAGGCCGTGTCACCCGCAGCAGTGCTGACAAGCTGCATGATTACGGCAGAGCTTGGAAACACATACTCCGTTGTCCCCATATTTTCCCAAACAGTGCGAAACGTGCCAGCGATAGCTGGCGTGGTTCCGTAAGCGAAAATATTTTGCCCGGAATGCCAAGTGATTTGACCGCGAGCAACCTGAAGCTCAAACGGCTCGTAGAGGCCAAATTGTGTGATTGAATAAGCGGTTGTCATTTTTAGCTCCTTTTACCGGCACGGGCAGCAGCGGCATTGTCGATCAGGTTTGGGTAGGGCCGCCCAGCGGCGCGCGCGTGGGCCTTCGCCGACTGGATTTGCTTCTTGCCGAGGTGCTTCACCTTGGCATCCTTGGGGGCGGCTTTATCCCAAAAAGGCTTCTCTGCCATGTCAGCAATCCCACTTTCGAAGCGACTTATTGATGCGGCTGTCGGGGTCGGCGGCCTTGGCCGAGCCGGTCAACTTCCGCTTCATGCCGGTCATTCTAGCGCAAAAACTGTCCTTGCGCGAGCCGCCTTCGGGCTGCGGGCGCTTGATGTCGTGCCCCTCGGCCTTAAGCGATGCCCGGCCCTTGGCATTCAAGCCTCCAGCCGGATTTTTGCCTTCCTTGCGCGTCCAAGCACCAGACATCGTCACCCCCATAACATTGTGGGGGCACGATGGCCCCCACACGCCAACCTAAGTGGCCGCCGCTTAGTAGTTCACGCCCTTGCCGCGCGGCGTGCCGGAGCCCGACGCGGACGAGAGGACGCCGCCGCCAGACTTGCGGGGCTTGCGGCCAGCGTGGGCCTTGGAGAACATGCCGTCAGCCTTGCCGACAGCCTTGCCGCCCTTTTTGAAGCCGTCGGTGCCGTCCATGGCCTCGGCAGCGACCTTGCTGTTGCCGCCGGAGTAAGCCGTGTGCGACTTGGGGGTGAGTTTTGCAGATTTACCCTTCATGAGAACCTCCTGTTAAGCGTTTGCAGCCTGAATATAACGAACAACCAAAGTTCCAGCGCCCGGAGTGGTGCTCGGGGTCCCGGACAGAACGTTGATCTGGACATCAGAGGTTCCGACGTTAACCCAAAGGCCCGTGCGGGTTGCATCAGTTCCCGGCGTCAGTGATAGGCGACCAACAGCATTCGCATTCGTAGCCGCAACCAGCTCAGTGGCCGTAGCGGACGTGCCAACGCTCAGCGTATACGTCGTAGTCGCGCTTGACCACGCAACCGTCACAAGCACATCAATCGAAATGATCGTGCTATTGGCCGGGATCACAATGGTCGTAGCCGAAGCCGTCGCGGACTGAACAATGGCAACTTGCTGAGACATCTCAACAAATCCAACATTCTTCAGCGAACCGGCAGTGGATCCGGTCGTATTCAGAACGCTACCAGCCTTGATAGGCCCAGTAAATGTAACGACGCTCATAAGAGCCTCCTGTGCGAGTTGCCACACCGTCTTGCACAGTGTCCGCTAGGCCGGTCGATGTGGCTGGTATTCCTAGTGAAAAGAGCGGGGCCGAAGCCCCGCCCAGTCTGCTTAGGTCGGGAACGCGCCGAAGATAGAGCGCCAGTTGTAGTAACCGAAGCTGTAACGTTCGTAGCCCTTCACGAGAAGATTGTCGGTCGTGAAGTCAACTTGCATGTCTGTTTCGAACTTAATTCGCTCCATATATGCAAGGCCGTCGATGTTCGTGAGCAGGAACCACGCGCGGGCATTGGTCAAATAGTCATTGACCATGTAGCCCTCGGGGAGGCCACCGGCTGTTGACATGATAGCGTTCACGTCGTTGTCGGCAGTGCCCGGGCGGAGTTCGGTCTTGGTCAAACGGATCGCCACCGGCTCAAGGGCGGGCGGGATTACCAGACGACGACCACGAGCAAACACCTTCAGACCGGCCTGATCGCGGAAGTTCGTGCGGATGGCAATCATGCCATTCAGCAGCGTGCTTTCGTTCAAGTCGTTCGTGGTGAGGTTCGAGATCACGCCACCGTCGATGGGGTGAGACGCCGACACAAGGGCAACGCCGTCGCCGCCGATGGCAGCATTGTACGTTGTCGCAGTGTTCAGCACGTTCGCGCCGTAGATTTCCTTGGTCTGCGCGAAAGACTGCGTCAGGCCGAGGTTCGACGGGGCAAACTGGCTCTTGTAGAGGTTGTCGTCCACAGCCTTGCGAGTGATCGCGTAGCCGAGGCCGATTTCCGTGTGCTCCTGATTGTAGACGAAACGCTCACCAGCCGCGTTGTCAAACGCCGTCTGGCCGCCTTCAGTCTTCAACTGAGCGTAGCCGAGGAACCGCATTTCAGCAGTGCGCTCAAGAGCCATCTTGCTGTCGTGCTTGGTGAAGATCTTGTCGTACTGCGACGGGATCTGTTCGTACTGACCTTCGACGCCCCGGAGGCCGGGGAGGAGGAGGTCTTTAATGGCAGAGAGATTAACAGCCATAGCGCCTTACTCCTTAGATGCCAGTCTGGTTCTTCGTGGTAACGTTATTGAAAGCGACGACAACGTAGTTCGATGTCGCGATTTCAGTACCGTTAGCGCCCGGAGGCTGCGTCACGAGAGAAACAATGCGGAAGGGGAGGGTAGCAGTCGTCGGGCCAACGTCAGAGAGCGTGGCCGCCGAGATACCCGTGGAAGTGCTGCCGGATCCGATGGTGTAGCCAGCGGTCGCGTTAACGTCAGTCTGAACGATGCCGCCGGAGATGGAGGACACGGCCTGCACGATGAACTTGGCGTTCGGGTCGTTGCAGATGTAGCCGATGATCGTGCCAGTGGCAGGATCAGTGCCGCCGGGGTAGTAGTTCGACCAGACCGTGCGCTTCTGCGAAGT